TTACTTCGTTCCAGCAAAGTCAGGCGACATGATTTGGGCTGCCACGGTCAGACGAGTTACTCGTGCCGTGCCGCTCGAAAATCATCCAGACATGCGCGACTACGGCACCACGCCGGAACAATGGGACATGCGTTTCAAAATCGTTTACACCCAATATGAGAAGCGATGGAAACACGTGCGACGCCAGGTTAACACCGCATTGTATGGCTACATTTCGACGCTCGAGGAGGTTCCCACTCTTATCGACGACGAGGAAGTCTTCATGCGGTGGGCTGACCACCTTACTCACAACAAGACCAAATTGTTGAACGAGCGCGACAAGATTCACAAGTCCATCATATATCCCCAGGCTGTGCCGACTATCAACAAGAACAATGAGAAAGTGTTGAAGCGCACCGAGACATTTGAATTGGACCCTCTTGCACGCACGATCAACGCAGTCATGCCCGCTGAAATAGCTTTTACTGGACCCTCGGTTTTCGAGGGGACGGAAAGGTTGAAAAGAATCTTCGGGCCTGACTTTTGGCTGCGCGAACCAATGCGCTTTGAGGTGAGGAGTGGTTTGCCGTCCGAAGCGAGGATGGGGCATTACGACGTGCATTGGGTCATTGGGCCCATGCTAGATTGCACTCTGGGGGAGGTGATCACGCGTTTGGACGCGTGGGAGCCTACCGAGTGCACGCTTGTGCTGATCACGGCGGGAGACGATTCCTACACTGCTTTCTGGAATTTGGAAGAGTGGATCGTGTTCGAAGGCGATTTTTCACAGTTCGACCAGTCTCAACTGAAGCCTGCTTTAGAGGCGGAGGAAGACGTGTATCGCGCGATGGGCGTATCATCGACGCATTTGGCGGTGTTGGCGAAGAGCTCCACTGCTGACGTCGTGATTGCTAGTCCGCGAGCGCATGAGGCGATACGAGTGAAACGTCCGTATGGTGCCCGAAATACCGGGGGGAACAATACCACCGGTGGCAATAACATTGTCAATTTTGAAGGATCTGTCGGCGCCTATCTTTATGGTGGCGTTGGTGGGTTTCCACTGCTGATGCCCCATGAAGTCCCGTTCGTGGGTGACATCGTGCGCGCGTTTCTTGACTTGGGTTTGAAGATCAAGTTGAAGATGT